CTCCTAAAGCAAGCGAAGAAGAGGAAGAAGAATTAGATCCTAACTTGATGCTTGACGCATACAACGAAGGCGCTAACTAATTTTAAGAAATATTCTCGCTACTAGTTTTTCGAAACATACTAGTAGCGAGCAATATGTTTACTCGTTAGAATAATATTTTGAAAGGAGAATTCAATAATGGCTCTTTCCGTACAAGCCCAATTGAAAAAAGTATTAGCACCATTTGCGAGAGCGGTTGGTGTCGATATTAAAAAATTAAAAGACGGCAAGCAAGATAAACTTCAAGCTGGTCTTAATATCCAAATCTCTGAAGAAGGTGTAATCTCCGCTACGGCTCCTAACCAAGCCCCTGATCTTAGCGCATATTCCACTACAGAGCAAATTACAACATTGGTTGATGGTAAAGTTGCTGGTTTAGTTAAAGAAGAAGCTTTAAATACTAAATTAGCTGACTATGCTACAACTGCATCCGTAGATACTAAATTAGCTGACTATACTACTACTGCAGCTTTGACTACTAAATTAGGTGATTATGCTACAACTACTTCCGTAGATACAAAATTAGCTGACTACTCTACAATCACAGCTGTAGATACTAAATTAGCTGACTATACTACTACTGCAGCTTTGACTACTAAATTAGGTGATTATGCAACCACTGCATCTTTGACTACTACTTTAGCAGACTATGCAAAAGCAGCAGAAGTTCAACCTAAATTAACTGCTGGTCCTGGCATTTCTATCTCTGGAGAGGGTGTAATCACTGCTGCTGCTCCTGATTTGACAGGCTATGTTAAAGAAGAAGCTTTAGATTTCAGTACACTTGATTTGGTTGCTGAATATGAAGCTGGTAAAAACGGTACTGCTGAAGCTGCTGCTACAACAGAAACTGGTACTCCAGGCGTTGGCAGTCCAGCACAATAATCTTAGCTTAGTCTAAAATAATTGAATATACAATAAAGTAATACTAATGAGAGATGATCATTACGATCATCTCTCCTTTATTTAAATTTTTGAAAGGAGAAATTTTGACATGGCTGAATTTAAAAAAGCTATTGAGAAAACTCTTAAACCTCTTGCCCGCAAAGTAGGTTCTGATATTAGAAATATTGAATCTAAAGTATTTGCTGGTAAAGTTATTAACGTATTAGACTTCGGTATTGATAATACTGGTGCTACTGACGTTACTGAAAAGTTAAATGAACTTTTCCGAAAAGTACGTGATGAGAATTATACAGAAGTAATCTTCCCAGATGGTACTTATAAAATTTCTAATAAAGTTTCTGTATTCATTCCAGGCGATCGTTATAAGTACCTTAATATCCATGCTCAAAATAGATATAAAACTATTCTTGAATTCCATGGTAACCGTGAAGGCAATTATACTGGTTTAGAATTACGTCCTGAAAGCTTCACTCAAACTCGTGGCTATAATGTAAAAATTGATGGTTTTACAGTAAACAACCTTGAGTTACCAGCTGAAGGAAGTCAAATGGCATCTCAATCTATTTTTGGTATATTCTTCACTCAAGATTCTGATGAAGGCTTCAATGCTTATGACTATAAATTCTATAACTTTGAATGTACCAATATGCAGTATAATGGTGGCTATTATGCAATCTATACAAGCTGCAGTTTCTTTGATTCTGAAATTAGAAATGTCTCTATTGAGAATATGGAATATTCTATCGAGATGAGTGGTCAATACTCCAATAATAATAAAATTGAGAATATTCTTACTAAGAACTGTAAAAACAATATCTCTATTTCTATTAAAGCTTCCATTAAGAATATTGACATTGTATACGATAATGAAGAAATTGCTAAAGAAGTTGGTAATGCAGTTAACTTAACTTGCTATAACTTATCTAACTTATCTTATAAAGGGTACTATGATTTAGGAACTCTAAATGATATTTTAACCGTCAATTGTACAGCTGGTGCTACAGTTTCTGATATTAGATTAGATTTAAAACCTTTCAATATTGAACGAGCACAAGGCGGAACAGTACCATCATTTATCTCTTTATCTTCAGTAGATAGTGAAATATCCCTTCTTAATATCTCTAATGTAATATTTGATAACTTTGATACTAACTTTGCAGAAGTACTTAGTAAAATTGATTACTTTGCATTCTTTGATACTATGATTCCATTATCAATTCATGGTGTTACAGAAACTGCAACCTTAAAATTCTTCAAAGATAAAGGTGTTAACTTGGTATATGATAAATCTGGCTATATGCTTGAAAGTCATAATACTAAGAATACACACTTTATCTCTAGACCATATATCGGTGCAGATCGTAATATGAATGGTACTGACCAAGCTAATGGTAGTAAATTAGGCGCTATTTATATTGCATCTTCTGAAGGTACTCCACTCCAAGGTAAAGGTACAGATTACTCTGAAAATACTGCTGGTGTTAAAGGTGATATCTTCACTGAAGTAGATCCAAATAAATATGGTCACTTTGCATATGTATCTACATATGAGCATGCTACTTCTAGTAATTTTACTAAAGAAAAAATTAGTAGCGTTACTTATAATGAAACAGATAAAACTTATACTATTACATTTACTGAATTGCCAACATGGACTAATGGTACATTAAAAGGTAAAGTTCCTAATGTAGGTTCTGTTGTAAAAGATACTTATATTGGCGTTGATTTTGAAATCAAAGAAGTCAATGAAGATGCTAAGACATTTACAGTATCTGCTAACCCTGAAACTAAACAAGGTGTGGCTAATCCATATAAGTTTGCACCTGATACTGATCCTAGCAACTCTGTATTCATGCATGCACTTTCTATTGAACCTAGAAAAGTTAATAGAATGAAAAACATGACATATGCAACCGTACCAATTATTCATTCTGGGACTACCGAAAACCGTCCAACTGAGCACTTGGTTGTTGGTCAAACGTATTTTGACACTACCCTAGGTGCACCTGTATTCTGGACTGGTTCTGAGTGGGTTAAAGCTAACACTGGAGAAATTGATACATCTTCCTTAGCAACTAAAGAAGAAATCAAAGCTATCCCAGCTGCTAATATTACTCAAGATGATAATCACTACTTCGTAACTAAATATCAACAAGCTAAACTTGGTAACTTGTATAACCGTGGTGAGTTTGATAAGTTATTCCCTAAGAAAACTGATTTAGAAGCATATGCTACAACTGCTGCATTAACCACTAAATTAGGTGATTATACAACAACTGCTGCATTGACCACTAAATTGGGTGATTATCCAACTAAGATTGAAATGCAAGCAGCAATTGCGGCTATTCCAGCTCCAACTGTAGATACTTCTACATTAGTAACTAAAGAAGAATTGAATGCCACTTTGAATGCAATCAATGAAAAGTTAAAACAAATTAGAGGAGAATAGTCATGACAGATACAGCTAATCAAATCATACAATCCCTTGAAGGTATTGCCAATGATATTAGTAATGCTAAGTCTACTCTCACACAAAATAATGTGGTACTGGATTCCAGTACCACAAAAACTTTAGCTACTGAAATTGGCAAGTTACCAGCAGCTATTAAGGCATCAACTGTATTAGAAGGATTCAATGGTGGACAAAATACTCTTAAGGGTGGATTTATCTATCCGAATAGTGAAAGTGTTAATGAATTAAATGATAGCAATACCACTGTAGTTAAAGCAGATGAGTATGAAGTACCTAAAGATAAGTATTTGAATCTAACTTTCCCAACTCCAGGTATTGTTAATAATACTAGCAGTAGTGATATAATCAAATTTAGATACAACGGTAAAATGTCTAACATCTATTATACGATGTTAAATGCTTTATATAGGACTTATTTAAAGCGTAGTCTCGCATATGACTATAATGACTCTACAATTACACAAGTAGATATCCGTAAGATTAACGTCTTATTGAGGAAAGGAAATCTTACTGTAGAAAATGGTGTATATAAATTTGGCGAATTCGTATTCCCAACTTTCAATACAAACTTCTATGCAGCTAAAAATGATGAAGATAAAGAAGGTACATTGATTACTAACTTTGAAATCGATAGATTCCATTTCTCTTTAAATTATCGTGGTAAAGATCTTAATATCAAATGTAATAAACTGATTGTAGATCTAGACTTTGCTACTCAAATTATTAAGAAAGAAATTTCTGGTCATGATGGGTATCATTATTTAGTAGATGATGATCCTGAAGCAGCAGAATACTATAATCACAGAGATGACATAGATCACCATATTATCTACTTACCAGAATTCAACGTAGAATATGCTGGTATAGATTATGCTTATAATGGTCTTAGCTTAGATGCTAACGTTGAGCAAGCTTACAATGTACAAATCCGTACAGAAGAAAGTGATATTAATAAAACTTTATTGGATGATCCTAAACATATTGCAAATATCCTACGTCTAGTTAAAGTTTACAATATGGATGGTACTAAGGTCTATAATCCTATGACGAAGGCATTCGAAGATATAGCAACAAGTGGCTATTTTACATCTTATGGATATACTATAGATGATAATATGATCGATACGGATGAGTATTATAAAAATACTAATAATGTCATGATGCTTGATGAGAATGGTAAGAAAGCTCTCAACTATAAAGAGTACATGGCTAAATTAGAAAAAAGTACTAAAGCTGTGGTGCAAGGACTCAATGTAAATAAAGGATATGTATATTACATGATCGGTAACTCTATTGAGCCAGAATTGATTAGATATGATGAAAGTACATATACCTCATATTATCAAAACTTCCCAATGCTTAAGCTATTAGAAGGTGCTCTCCGATTAGCTAAATACTCTAATTCTAGAGACGCTATTAATGCATATAATAGTACAAGTTTTAATTTTTCTGATGAATATTCAAAACAAAGAGCCGATGTATACCCATTCATTACAAACTGTGCATTCTATAGTTCTGATACCATTGAATATGGTGGAATTAGACTATATATAAACGTAGATACAGTACGTGAGAATGGAGTAAAATACACTGTTCTTAAAAATGCAGTAAATACATTGGTATCTCATTATGACGTTAAGTTATATAATAATGCAGATCCTGATATGTTGTCTAGCAATAATAATGGATTAATTGAAAATATCAAAACTAATGCAGCTCCATTAGTATACAATGAAAATATTAAAAGTATTAAGATTGTATCTGATGGTAAAAAACGTGGCGTATTGAAATCTCTATTAGGGTATGGTATGATATATCAAACATTTGATGCGACGAAAGTACCTGAAAAGCCTGCTGCACCAATGAAGTATATCCTAGATAAAGATTCTACTATTGAAGCGTCCAAATCTAAAACTTACCAATCTAAAGTTACCCGTAATGGTGCTACAGTCATTTTAGGACCATATACTACAGATGAGATGGCAAAATACGTAGATAAATACGTTCATGTATTAGTACCAGAAGATCATAAAGGTCTAGGTAAATACGACTTCTGTAAATTCCGTTTACCATTGTATAACTTGGATGAAACTAAGAAATATAACTATTCCAAAAAGGTATGGGAACCTGTTGGTGCATTAACAGATGATAGTACTCCTATGGAGGATTTATACTCTAATGATATCACTGAACGTGGTGATTATTTAGACGTATTCCAAAATAATCTAGGATTCCCTACAGAACCATCTGGTAATGATAATCATATGGAAGAATACGATCACTTATAATTAAATAAATTAAAGGAGGTAACCAATGTCTGATACTGTTAATCAAGTCATTCAAACCCTTGAAAGCATTGCGTCTGATATTAGAGATGCAAAGCAAGCTTTAAAATCTAATAATGTAATCCCAGAGTCTAATTCGACTTCTACATTAGCTACTGAAATTAATAAAGTTCCTACTGGTATTAAAAAATCTAAAGTATTAGAAGGTTTTAATAATGGTAAGAATACATTAGCTGGCGGATTTATCTATAATACTGATAGTGAGGAATTGAATTCCGTTAACTCTGTATTACTAGCTACAGATGAATATGTTATTCCAGCTGGTAAAACTATAGATATCGATTTCCCTTCTGCTGAAGTGACTAATGATTTATATAGAACTAAAGGTAATGCTAACTTAGTAATTAAAACTGCTGAGCCTGTTACGGATATTTATAATACTGTCTTAAAACCACTATATAAGACCTATGTAGATAAAAAATGTATCAGCCAAGAAATCACTACCGTATATACAACTGATATTCATTTAGATAAATCTAATATGTCTGGTGATACATTAGAAGTTAATGAATTTGTATTCCCTAACTTCAATACAAAATTATACTATAGAAAAGATGGAGAAGAGCAGGATACTCTTATTACAAAAATCAATACTGATAAATTCCACTTCTCCTTATCAAATAAAGGTAGAAATATAGATCTTACTTGTAGAGAATTAGTCATTGATTTAGACTCAGTATTCTATTTTACAGAAATTGCTGGTCATAATGGCTATGAAAGTGCAGATGAGACATATTATAGCTTTAGAGATGACAGTAATGCTCATATCATTAAATTACCAGAATTTAATGTATCATACAGTGGTATAACTGGTAGATATGAAGGGTTAGCTGAATTGGTATATATTAATAGCCCTGGTGAGAACATTATGCTAGCAGCTAATGTTCAAATTAGAACTGAAGACGATCCTGTAAATATTCTTAAATTGAATGAAGATGCAAACTTGGGTGGTATTTTAAGATTATTTGAAATCTATAATATGGATGGTACTAAAAAATATGACCCTAAAACAAAAACATTTGTAGATGCAAGTACATATCTTGATTTTGAAGCATCATTGAAACTAATTAAAGATAGAAATGCTTACTTCGGTGGGTCATATGTAATGGGGATATTAAATAATAGACCTATTAATTATAAAGAGTACACTGATAAACTCAAGAAAAGCAAAAAAGATGCATTGGCTAAATTAACTATTAAACCAGGTTATGTATACTTTGGTGATCTTGTACCTATTTCAGGCAATCTATTTAAATTTGATGACTATAATCAACCTGTAGTATTTGAAGGATTCCCAATCATTTATATGGATGAAGATGTTATCAAATTCAATAGAAACTCTAGACCTGACGGCAGTGGTAAAATTATCGGTGAAAATGAAGTTAAGTTTAGATTTACTGATATTATAGATGATTCAGTAAAATATAATCTACCATTACTTGGTATTTGTGCTGCTGATCCATATAGTAACCCTGTTACATTTAATGGTATTACTCTACAATTAGATGGTAGTGGATATGATAAAAATCAAGATGGTGTTACATATAGCCCAGTAGCTAATGCTGCTAATTTGATTGCATCTCCATATAATACTAAATTTTTAAATACTAGTGGTTTAGATTTAGAATATATCTATACATCTAAAGCTCCATTAGTATATAATAAAAATATTAAAAGAGTATTAATCACATCTGATTCTGATCGTAAAGGCGAACTAGAGTTATTACTTGGATATGGTTTAATATATTTAGTAATAGATCCAGCATATGATAAACCAGAAGTTCCATCTACACCAATGAAGTTTATCATTGATAATGAAACTACTATTCATAATGCTAAATCTAAATTATATAATACTACAGTTAATTCCTATGAATACGTATTAGGTCCTGCATCTACTGATGAATTAGCTAAATACTATGATAAATACGTTCATGTATTATGCCCAGAAGATCATCCTGGATTAGGTACTTATGAATTCTGTAAATATAGAATTCCATTATATAACTTAGATGAAACTAAGAAATATAATTACTCTAATAAAACTTGGGAACCTGTAGGTTCTACTACTGATGATAGTCTTACACTTGAAGAAATCTATCCTACAGAATATGCCGAAGCTAGAAATAATGGTAAAGAACCTCAAGTTTATACCAACCCAGGATATGAATTGAATGCTATCTAATAATATTCCCAGAAGAGGATTAACCTCTTCTGGGTTTCTTTTTACAATATAGTAATGAAAGGAGAATTTATTATGAAAAATACAAAAGACTTCACTGAGCTTCTTAAAAAATCTTTCAGACATATTGGTGCTGATATTAATGCTCAAAGACCTGCAACTTTAGCAGATCAAACAAACATTACTTTTGTAAAAACTATTGATATTGATAAGACTGTAGTTAATCAATGTCAGGGATTTACCTATGATCCGACAAGTAAAAGATTCATTTTAGCTTGCTGTAATGCTGATAACTCTAAGCAACGTATCTATGAGTTAGATATAGATATGAATGTAGTTAAGTTTACTGACTTTGAGGGTATAGATAAACTTGGTCATGTTAATACATTATTCATGGATGGTGAGATCATTAGAGCTACTAATGGTGCTGCTAATGGTACACGTATTTATAATATTAACCGTAATCATTTAGATGAACTTGTATTAGGTGAGTTTAATGACTATCCAGAGAAGTGTTTTAATATCGGTAAAGATATAGCCGGTTCTGGTAGATATGTATCTATAGTTCCTGGAGCTGATAGTAAATCCCGTAAAGTTAGAGTATATACTGATAATACTATGACTACTAAGGCTGAGTATATCGTTAAAGTAGATGAAACAAACGTAGATTCTAATGGTGCATTCTTTAATGGAGATACTATTATCTTTGCAGTTACTAGACGTTTGATTGAATGCCGTCTAATTGGTAATCAATTCAAAGTTATTAGAGAAATTGAAATGGAGCCATATTGTGAAATCGAAGACTTTACTTACGTTAATGGGGATATTTATATGTGTGCCAATTCTCACGATTACGTTCGTATTTATAAGTATTCTGCTAAAAGGTCTTACTATAATCACATTAATAATGATTTTCTTAACAATGGTATTACTTTAGGTAACCAAGTTGGATATCATGGTAAAACTACAACCAACGATGTCCGTGTAATTGCTAAGATTAATAAGAACGATAACCTAGAACTTGGTGATAAGAGATCTATCACTACAGTAATCGGTAAAGAATTAAAGCATTATAATGGTGCTAACTCCTATACTGTATTGACTACAGCTCACTATAACTCTGCTATATATAATAAAGTTACTATGGATGAAAAGCTTAAAGCTATCACTGATCGTTTAACTGCATTAGAAAATAAATAATCCAGTAACTTTATTACCCCTAAACATTAGAGTATAAGACAATTATTACTCTATAGGAGGTTACTATGGGTATGAAGAATGTGGGAGCATTCCTTAAAGAAGAAGGAACTTCCCTTATATTTAAAGGTGATGGAGAACTAGTTTTCTACATCCCTGAGAATTATTTTAGAAATGATGGGCATATGAAATATGCTGAAGAAGCTGGTGAATATGTAAACACTTTAGGACTATTCTCCTATGAAGTATTTGATTCTAAAGGAAAATCTATCTATGGTGTTAAACTATTTAATCATCCAGTTCTTATATCTACAATGCCTTCTTCCATAGAGAAGGTTAAAGATTATGTATTAGATAAGAAGATTCCAGTTCCTGTAGATTATCGCATCTTGAAGTTCAAGAAAGATGATGTAGTTATAGTAAATACTGGATCTCCTGAGGATATTACCAATGTAGAGAATATGTTTAGAATCTTTATGATCACTGGTAATATTCCTAATGTAATTGCATATGATAAGTTACATGCATTCTTAATGGATTCCATTAAATTCAATGGTTCTTCTTTCGGTATCTCTGCACAGATGTTTGGTATCTTAGTATCTGAACTATGTAGATCTGTTAAAGATGAATCAATTCCATTCCGCTTAGCTAAGGAAACTGATATGCATAAGTATAAACCATTATCTATTAAGATGGTACCTAAGTATATCTCTGCATTTACTGCATTAACTTCTGAAAACTGGGATGATGCGGTAGTTAACTCAATGATCAACAAAAACAAAGTTGATTCGCCTATGGAAAAGATCCTTATGCAATAGCCATAATTAACATATGAATAAAAGTTTAAATAGTATCCATATCGGATTCGTTTATAACTATTATTTAAAATCTATTAAGGAGGAAATAAAAGATTATGATTGGTACAAAAATCATTCTTGAAGACCAAAGTTATATTCCCTCTCTGAATATAGCCGACTCTACAACAAAACCGATTGTATTTGCTGGTTTTACTTCGGACAAAGGGACTGAAGAATATACTAAATGGCAAGGCGACGATTTCTTCGACCAATATGGTGAAATCTCTTTTGCTCATCATGGTCAACCATTACTCCAAGCTGCTAACGTAATTAACAACGGCGGTATCGTTTATGCAAAACGTGTCGTTGACCCTACTTCTCGTTTGGCTATGCTAGGTGTAGTTGCTCACGTAAAAGAAATTTCCCGTCAAGAATCTCGTATTAAATTCGATCCTTTGACTGGATCCCCTATTACTAAGACTGATGGTTCTTATGTAACTGAAGACTTGTACTGGAAAGCAGTAGATGTAGCATCTATTTCTGATCCTGCACAACGTCCTACTTATACTAAAGACGAAGCTGGTGTAGATGGCATTGCTGCTATGTATAAAGTTTGTCAAGTAAACTACTCTGTAGAAACTTTGGAAGCTGAAGAAAACACTCATGGCAATGACTACGTTGCAACTTCTAGAGCTTTCTATGAAAAATTCAAAAATAAAAAAGATAACAAATTCCCATTGTTCTTGATCTTAGACAATGGTCGTGGTGTATCTCAAAAGAACGTTACTATTTCTCTTGATTCTACATTATCTCGTTCTGCACAATCTGCACGTTACGTATTAGATATCGATGAAAATAGCAACACATTAGAATCTATTGTATTCTCCTTGAACCCTTCTGAAGTTGAAGCTGGATACAACTTATTCTTTGATTCTGTAGTTAAACGTACTTCTAAACAAGTTAAATGCTTTGGTTATGAAGACCAAATGCAATTATTCTATGCTAAAGTAGCAGCTATTGCTGGCTTATCTGAAACTCGTTTACGTGAATCTGATATCATTGGTGCTCGTACTTGGAAAGGTGAAGTATTCAAAAACTTTGAAGTACTAGAATCCACTAATGATGGTGTAGCGACTGTTAAACTTGATAGCTTTGCTGGTCATCCTTTGACTGGTGGCTATAATGGTGATACTTTCGGTACATCTCCAATCTCTGGCTATAAAGGCGTAACTGATGCTACATCTGTATATGCTACAGAAATGGCTAAAGTATACAATGGTACTTTCAATGATGATATCTATGATATCGATAACAACCCAATTGACGTTGTTGTTGATGCTAACTATCCTCATATTGTAAAACGTGCTATTGAAAACCTTTGTTCTTTCCGTCAAGACGTATTCTATTTCCGTGATATGGGTACTAAAGGTCTTACTAACCTTCTTGCAATCAAGAATGCTAAGACTTTGAATACTGGTGGCAATAGCCGTTACGTTGCGACTTACTGTCAATACTTCGATGTATTTGATCCATATACTCGTAAACAAATTACAGTAACTATGGGTTATTCCATTGCTCGTTTGATCTGTATGCACTTTGCTAATGGTCGTTCCTTAGTATGTGCCGGTCAAAACAATGGTTGGGTAATTCCTGAACTTATCGAAGGTACTTTATCTTACGTTCCTAAGGTTACTCCTGCAGGCGACCAAGTTGCTGAAATGGATGACCTTCGTGTAAACTTTGGTAAATACTATAACGGTATCTTCTCTCTTGCATCCGAATATACTTCTCAAGATATCCATACTCAATTAAGCTATGCTAATAACGTATTGGCTATCCAAGAATTGATCAAACAAATTCGTATTGCATGTCCTAAATCCCGTTACAAATTCATCACAGGTACAGACTTCGAAGATTATAAACAAGACGTACAAGCAGTTATTAACAACAACGCTAATAAATTTGCTTCTATCTCTATTGACTTCAAATCTGACTCTGCTTATGCAGCAAACAAAATTGTTTATGCGGTTATCCAAGTATCGTTCAAAGACTTCGCTCAAGCTGAAATCTTCCGTATCGTTGCTATTCCAATCGCTACTGCTGTTAGTGCCAATGCTTAAGGGGGATAAATAATATGGCTGATAAAACTCCAGGTGCTGTTAATTTTATCTTCGACGGCACTAAAGAAATTCGTGATTTAACTCAGTATGCACTATTCCGTGGTGTAACTGACTGGGCTAACTTACACCAATTCAATCAATTTGAATCTGGTTATGGTATGATCATTGTATTGACTATTCCTAACTTCTTGAAAGCTTTGGCTTCTAAGAATGATCAATACAAAAAACTTATTGATACATACGTACATGTATTGGAGTATGAATTCCGTGGTTTAGACGGTATTGATAACATGACTTCCGATACAGCTGAATTAACAAATGGTGTTAAATCCATCAACGTTATTAACAAAGTTAATAGCCAATCTGGTTCTACATTCACTATGCGTTACTTCGAAAAATCTGGTTCCATCATGACTAAAGTACATGAGTTGTTCTTACGTGGTATTAAAGACCCTACAACTCAAGTTAAACATTATCATGGTCTTATCGAAGATGGTACAATCAAAGAACCTGGTTTCGACCAAGAAGTATTCAGCTTCTTATACATCGTAACTGACAATACTTTGATGAATGTTGAAAAAGCATTCTATATTGTAGCTGCTCAACCAACAAATGCTGACTTGAATATCTACAATATCGAACGTGGTGACATTGGTTTCAAAGAGTTGTCTGTAGAGTTCTCTGGTTTCCCTATTACTAACACAATCATCAACAGAAAAGCTCAAAGCTTACTTGATTGGGTACGTAAAGGCACAATCTGGGATGAGTCTGAAATGACTTACTCTGGTGTAACTAATATGGCTCCTTATAGTAAAGTACTTCGTCCTAACGGTGAAGGCAATACTGGTAAGGGTGTATCTTATACTGGTTAATAGATTTTAATAATAGAATAAACAAAGTGGACTAGGAGTTAATCTCCTAGTCCATTTATTCTTTTCATTTTAGTAACAATATATTGACTGCGTATGAAGATTTTATGAAGTTAAACAAACTACTCCTAATACTTACCTAATAAATAACACATGCTTCGTGAACAATCTTCTTAAATCACTACAATTCTACTACGCTTGATTTACGTTAAAATATACATGGGAACTCCGAACGGATTTCAGATACACTTCCATCAAGGGATGGGTGGAAGTGGTTTTCCTCGCATAAAATTGCAAACTGCTTATATCACATGAACGGACTTCTTCATGCGTAGTCAAATCTCTCTTTCTGCTTTGATACCTCGCAAGTACAAAGTGTTTCACCTCTCAATACAATAAACAAACGACAGCAATTTATGGTCATAGGCTTTAATAGCCTATGACCATATTTTGTTTGTTTAATAACCTGCATCTCCGCCTTGATCTTGTTGTTGATTAGCAGCATATTCAATCTTAGTTGCTTCTTTAACACGCATAATCATTTCCATATCAATATAACTTTCAAGCATTTTACCTTTCAAGTTATTGAAGAAGATTTGTTTAGCGTTATCATCTAAGTCATCAGAGAATGCTTCCATTGCAGCTTGTGCTACATCATTAGCATTTTGAATGATTTGGTTAGTATTAGTTAGATTCAAGAACATTGGTGTTGGTAAGTTAACTTTAATAACCGCTGTTGGATTATTAAACTCACCTCTATAAAGCTTAGTCATAATAGATGATAAGAATCTATTAGCTATAGTTTGTCTATTATAGATTTTCTTTAAGAATCTACTATTGGACATAGATGCTTGGATAGCATAGTCCATAGATTGTCTTGCTTGTACAATCTCAAATGGTACGTCAGTACTATTAACCGCCATAGATTGGA